CTCAAATTGAAGAAAGCAGAAAGCAAGAATTAAATAGCATTGATATAAGATTAATAAAAGAACAAATGGGTCCTGATGGTATTATTGTTCCTGTATTAACTGACGAACAGATAGAACGAGCGAGAAAACGTGTTGACGAGCAGATCGAGATATCTTTAGCCAGAAAAGTAACTGGTACCCCACAGGCATACTACAAGCCGGAGAGCGGTGATGATAAATCTAAAGAAAAACCTATTACAAAATGGGAAGAGCTAGTTGATGGATGGGAACGTGCAGATACTGATAAATTAACTTCTCTTTTAATGAATAAAAAATATAAGGTTGAGGCAGGGCCTAAAGGATATAGAGTTGTTGAAGGATCTGGAGAGCCAATCACTAAAAGAGTAAATGGAAAAACAGTAACAATTCCTGGAAGTGAAAAAGTAATACATGATTGGACTACCTCATTGCAATCATTAGATCCATATTTTTATGGATCAAGTTCATATTCAATAGCAGAAGCTAAAAGACAAAGAGATATATATAGATCTAATAAATCTAAAGGAGTTGAAACAGTAACAACAAGCAAAGCACCAAGATAATAAAATATGCCTGGATATACTTCAAAATTGTATGATTACATAGCCGGAATTGATCCGACTTTTAAGAATGACGTTAGTGTTGACGAGTTCAAATCTAAAATGTCAGATGTAGGATATTCTAAAAATATGTACGATTGGATCGGACAGAACGATAGCACATTTCATAATGATGTTGACTTCGATTCATTCAGAGCTAAGTTAGGATACGTAAAAAAAAAAGGAACTACGGAATTACAATCCGAACAAAAGCCGGAAAATACTTCATCGGTTACGCCTCCTCAGAAAGGTCAAAAGCCTTCGGTTTCTTCTGGTACGAAGCAAGCTGAGATATTTACTGGGCTTCCTACAAAAGAGGAAAACCAGTATAGAGTCGTAAATAACAAATGGCAGAGATTAGTTCCTAACTCTACTAAATGGCAGGATGTAGGTGATGAAGGTGCTGTATCATATCTTAACAAGTATTATGGTAAGAATGTAAAAGTTCCTACTGCTGTACAGATTGAAGAAAAAGGACCTCAGTTCACAGATATAAACTCTAAACTTATTTCTAAAACAGAAGAGAAGGTAGTTCCATACCTTCAACGTCAATACGGTAAGTTAGGATTTACTTTCGAACAGTCTGGATTAGGAACTGACTATGTTAAGGTAACATCTAAAAACGGAAATACTATCGAGGTAGGATTAGATGAAGCAAATCCTGATGAGGCCTTAAAACTTAAATCATTTCTTGAAGGAAATAAATCTGCTCAAACTGTTGTTGGTCAAAAACTAAAAGGACTTAGTAATTATTTATTTAATCCTAATTTAACTCCAGATCAGGAAGAACAAGCAGCTAAACAATGGAGACAATATAGAAAATCAGATGAATATGTTAATGATTTAAAATCATTAAGTTATGATGAGTTAGAAGAGCAAATAAAAAATAATAAAGAAGAATTTAATCAAAGATTGTTTGGTGCATCCCCAGAAGAAAAGATAAAAATTAAAAAAGAAATATCTGAATATTATAACTCAAATGCATACAAGGTATACAAAGATAGATTAGATCAAAAGTCAAAAGAACATTCAGAAAAAGTAGGTCAATTATATTATGATTTAAAGAATGCAAAAACATCTGAAGAAAAAAAAGAAATAAAAGCTAAAATAGATACATATCTATCTGATAAATTAATAAATAAACAAGCAGATAATTATAATATACAGTTAAGTGATGTAGCTAAATCTTATAAAAAATTAGATGCTGCAATTTATCAGTTTAATAAAGATAAGGAAGACTTAAATCAAAGAGTTAAATCCGGAAGTATTAGTCAAGAAGAATATGAGTCTTTAGCAAATAGCATAAATACACGTGCAGAATATTTAGATAGCAGAAGACAAGAAATTAAATCTGAAAGAGATAAAGTAGTTTCAGATATGAATAAGCTTCAGACAGTTGCTGGTAAATATTTAATTGATAAAGAAAAAACAGGAAGTTTTCTTGGGAACATGCTTAATAGCTTTGTTACAGGAGTAGATCAGATATTTGAACAAAGTCCATTAATATCTGGAATGAGAAAAGCTGAGTCATTAGTTAATGATAAATATGAGACATTAGATCCAGAAGAAAAGAAAAGACTTGAAAATAAAGGATACAACAAGCAAGAAATTGAACAATATATAATAAATAAGAATTCACTAGCTAGGATAGAAGAAGGAAGAAAGAAAGCAATAGAAGCATTTGGTACTTCTGGTACTACTAAGGAGTATGCAGAGTCAAAAGATAGAGGATTTTTTGAGCAAGCATTTGCTGGAGTGGCTCAGTCATTGCCAGGAATGATAATGCCTGGAGGTGCAATTTCAAGAATGTCCGCTCTAAGTGCTCAGGCATACAGTTCCATAGAGGAAGAAATGCTTAAAGATTCTGACTTTGAAACAACTACAGCTAAAGAAAGAGCTTCTGTTGCTCTGCCTTATGCTATAGGCATGGGTATATTAGAAAATTTTGGTATTACAACTGCAATGTCTAAAAATCCTTTGGTTAAATCATTGATAACAAAATCAATAGTTGGAGCAGTTAAAAAAATAGGAGGAGACGCATCAAAAGAAGTTATAGAAAATGTAATAAATAAAGAGATAAAATCTAATATAGCTAAATTTGGTATACGTGTTGTAGGAGGTACATTAGCTGAAGCAGAAACAGGAGCATTACAATCTGCTGCTCTTGATATAGGGCTAAAAGGATTGTATAATACAATAAAAGAAGCTAATGATGGAAAGACAGCAGAAGAATTAACTCAAGGTGAATACTTTGATACACCTGATTCATTTATGGCTGGAGTATCACAAGTTGCAAAAGATGCTGCTGCTGAGGCTGTAGGTGGTTTTGCATTAACATCACTTAGTACTGGTGCTGAAAGAATATTTAGAGGTGGTATAAGCCTATATAATGAAAAGGATGTAGAGTTCTTGAAAGGACTATCTGAAGACTCAGAAGTAAAAAAGATGTTTGTTGCTAAGCTTAAGACAAACATGCTCACTGGCAAGATGACTAAATCTGAGGCTGAAGCACAGCTTAATGCAGTAAATGAGCTTGAGTCTACATTTAAAGGTATACCTGATAACATTACTGGTAAAGATCTAAAAGAATCTGTAGGTCTTATAACAGAGCGAAACAAACTACAAAAAGAAATCGAAGGTAAGGACGAAAGTCTGACGGCTGCACAGAGAGCCAGAATCTCTGAAATAAATACACAACTAACTAAAATCTCAGAAGATGCCACTAAAAAAAGCAACATCGCAGAGCAAGAAGTCGGTACAGAAGGCGGTATCGTTCAACGTGAAGGAACTAATGGCGGACAACAAGAAGTCGGGCAAGGCGAAGGGGGCCAACGGGAAACCACGCAGCCGGGCACAAATCTTGGCGATCGCTTACAGCCAAGCGAAGAAGAAAAAGTAAGTCCTATAACTATTGACATTAAAAATATGTCAATTGATGAATTAGAGAAAAGACAATTTGAAATTGAACCATCAACAAAAGAAGAGGATAGAAAAGAATTTAATGAGATTGATAAAGAACTAGAAAAAAGAGAATGGCAATCTGTATTAAATACTCCTTTGAATGAAGTTAATAATATTATTGATGATTTATTAGTTAAGGATAAAGAAATGCCTAATGGGTTTGGTTCTTATATTGATAAATCTGATGCTAGACAAACAAAACAAGTTGCAGAAAAATATTCAAATGAAGTAAGTAAAGAAGAGGCTAAAAAAGATTTTAAAGATGCTTTCTTTGGAAATCCATCAACTTTGTATGCCGATGCATTAAAATTAAGGGAATCAGTAAGAGCTTATACAGATCAAGGAGGTTCCTTCAATGAATTGTTAGGTTCAGTTAAAGAAGAGTTTGAGTCTGATGGATTTACAGAACAAGATGCTGCTAACGTAATAAATAGAAAGTTACAAGAAATTCAAAATAAAGGATTGAATGAAGTAACTCCAGATACTGTACAAGCTTCAAAACAAAAAACAGTAAGTACACACAACGAACAGGGAGGTTCGTCCATAAGCCAGACAGGAGAGGATCTATTCGGTAAGCCAGGATTCTCTGTATCAGTTCATCCGGACCGAACGATGATCGTTGACGGTAAGGATATAACAGAGCAAGATCTGGATGCATTTAGAGAGGATAACAAGGATCTATTAAGTGATCCTGAAAACTTCATAGGAACATGGTTCGATCAATCTTCTGGTAAGACTTATATCGATATTTCAACAAGAAAAGAAAATAAACAGGATGCAATTGATTTAGCTATTAGGTATAATCAAAAGGCAATATTTGATCTTGAGAATGGTGTAGAAATAGATACAGGAGGAACTGGTGAAAATATACAGACCGAAGTAGAGTCATTAGGTCAGTTCTTAGGATCTACAGATCAAGAGATCGATCAGAATGTAGAGAAACTATCAAACAAGAAGGCAGCTAAGATTGTTGCCAGAGCAGCTAAGGCTCTATCTAAGATTCTTCCTAACGTGAAGTTTGTCGTTCATGAAAACAATGATTCTTTTGTAAGAGCGACAGGTGAAGGTAGAGATGAAAAAATTGGTGGTTTATTTGATTCTTCTACAAATACTATTCATGTAAACTTAGATTATGCAAATAGAAGAACTGTAGCTCATGAATTATTCCACGCTGTATTAATTAATAGAATTGGTGAGCCAAATGCAGCTGCTGTAACTAAACGAATGATCAATGCTATCGCATCTAAAATTGATGATAATCCAAAACTAAAAAAATATTTAGAGGATTTCGCATCTGGATACGAGGAAAATATACAGAATGAAGAAAAATTAGCTGAGCTTGTAGGAGCTTTAGCTGAGTATTATGAAAAGGCTCCTACATCTGTAAAGGATATAATCACTCGATGGTTGAATAAACTTGCTGACATGTTCGGTCTTGAACCTTTCAATCGCAACGAGGTGTATGACATGCTCAATACAATCGCTCGTAAGGTCTCTAAAGGTAAAGTTATTTCTGAGGCTGATGTTAAGGTAATAGATGATGTAGATAATGGTAATCTTTTTGAGAACGAGTATGTAAATACTAATGGAACAGTTGTAGATACTCCATCTGTAAGAAAATCTAAGGTTGTAAATACTGTAATAAAAGAGTCAGATATTATAGATCCAAAAAATTTAGTAGGTAAGCCATTAGAGATTGTATACTACGATAACTTTACAAGTTCACCATATGAACTAAAAAACAGAGTTTCTGGAAGTATAATAAAAAGAGAAGGAGAAGGAGGCCCAGGATTTTCTTATAGAGAAGAAATAAAAAAGAATGGTATTATTGCGGCATTCACAAATGTAACAAAAGCATTAAACCTTATACAAGGCGTAAGATCTAGAAATAAAACAGCTGGAGAAAATGCTGTCGTAGGAGTAACACTTCAAAATAAAGAAACAGGACACCTTGGAAATAAAACAACAGAAAGAGATTTTTATTCTCCAGAGGATGGAGTTATAGCTCAAGCAGTAAAAGATGGATTAATAACAGAGCAACAAGCTGTTAGTATGCTTAAAGAAGCAGTTGATTCATACGCTTCAACAAAGAAAGGTCAAAGTGCTGAAAGTTCTTTAGATTTTACATCTAATGACTTTAACTCACTTAATGAATTCTTTAATAGAATATCTAATGTATCATTTGAAAGAAGAGGTAAATTTAATGCTACAATTATACCATCTAAAGCAAATCTAAAAATAACTTCTTCAACAAAACCTTATGTTGTAACATGGTTGGAATCTGGTATACCTACTCTTAGTGAGTACTATAATGAGACTACAGAGCAGTACACAAAAGAAGCTGAAACTCATGATATAGTTAAGTATTTAGATCCAAAACTAGATGTCATAGGTATAGATAGTACTGTTCCTGTATCAAAAAGGGAATCTCAAAGAGCAAAAGAAATGGGTGTTGAGATTAGAACTATAGATGATAGCTTAACTCACACATCATATCCTGTTGTTTTATTTGGTAAGAATATAGGCATACCTTCAACATTTAATTCTGTTAGAGATATGGCTGAAGAATGGAACGTACCTAATCCTTTCTTTAAAGTAGGAAGAAGATCAGATAAGGCTACACCAGTAAGGATGCCAGATACATCTGAAACAGGAAGAAAACCATCCATCCGCAAGCAGAAAGCCCTTCCTAAAGAGGTGTCTGATAAACTGACTGAAGATAAGAACGGAAACATAGTGTTCCATCACTACTCAAAACAACAGAGAGAGACGATCAAGCCTCGATCTGGAGACAATATCATCACAGGTAAGGACGAAGCGTCAGCACTAAGCTCTGTTGGTGGTGTAGCTCAGTACTACACGATGGCAGATCAGGCTGAACCGGGTGTAGGACCAGTGTTGCACACTGTCGTTGTACCTAAAGATAAGGTGTACTACCTACAGGAGGACTCAGAGAACTTCTATGATCAAGCTAAGAAGGAGTTCGAGAAGGTTCGTCCAGGACAGGCATTCAATCCTAACTACCAGGCGGCATGGATCGCTAAGGTGGCGAACGATAATGGTTACGACATGTTGATCTCTAAGTGGAGAAACAACGAGTTCAGAGCACAGACTACTAAGGAGTTGACACCTATTGAAGGAAACATCGAGTTCAAGCCAAGAGAGGCTGAAGGATATAAGATTGGTGACGATGTGATGGTGTATGGAATGAAGGCTAAGGTTACTGCTATTGACGGCCCTAACATCGAGTTTAAGGGTGACGGAGGTTCTGGATCTATAAACTTCGAGAGAAGCCCAAGAAGTATTACTAAGATTATACCTACTGCTGAGGAGATTAAGTCAGAGGTTGACTCAATGGATCAGACGATAAGAAAGCAGAAGGACAACACTGTAGCTAAAATTGTTAAGAAGGCTAAGGATGCAGGATATTCTGATGCAGCTATAGTTCAGTACCTTAGAAATAATGGATACACATTCCGTCAGGCAAATAACGCAATAATTAACTATAACTTAAGTATTGAGGATGTATTTTTAGCTAATAATGATACAAGAAAGAATAGTATTAAGTCATCATTTAAGTCATTCAGAAAGAAAGCATTATCATCAAGAGGATTCCTACCAAGATCTGTATTCAGATACAAGGAGTTAATGAATGCGTCTATTGCGCACCAGTTGTTCTTAGTTGATAAGAATACGGATAAGTTTAGTAGAATGTACTCTAAGTACGATGGAGATAAGGAGGAGCTATTGAAAAACTTTGATGCATATCTTAGAGGAGATCAAAATGTAGATCTTCCTGAAGACTTCAAGATTCTTGCAAGATCCATGCGTAACCAGATCGATGGTCTATCTAAAATGCTTATTGATTCCGGAGTTGTTGATGAGGATATGGCTCAAACAATAATGGATAATATAGGATCATATCTTACAAGATCCTATGCTGTATTTGATAGAAAGAATTGGAAAGATGAGGTTCAAGATGATATTGTACAGACAGCTAAAAACTTCTTAAGATCTCAATATAGATCATGGGCTGAAGAGATCGCTCAAAAAACAGGTGAGACTGTAGAGTTCGAACTTGAAAGATTGGTTGACGAGGAGATAAACAAGATAATTGATCGTCCTGAAAATAGCCGATTCTTCTCATCATCTAAGCTTGGATCAAAGGATCTATCTATACTTAAAGAAAGACAGGATATACCTTTTGAAATCAGAGCGTTGATGGGTGAGTACTCAGATCCAGCACTTACATATGCTGAGACAGTTATGAAGCTTGCTAACTTGGCAGCTAAGCATAACTTCCTATCACAAATTAAAAAGGAGGGACTTGGTACATACTTCTTTGAAGAGAATGATGTCAATCGTCCTAAAGAGTTCGATACTAAGATAGCTGCAGATAAATCTGAGGTAATGGCTCCATTGAACGGTCTTATGACAACTAAAGAGATTGCTAAGGCATTTGAGAATGAGTTCAATAGCAAAGATCTACAGGGATGGATTAAGACGCTTATAAAGATACAGTCTGCTGTTAAATACTCTAAAACTATTGCATCTGTTGGTACTCACTTTAAAAACTTCTTTGGTAACATCGGATTCATGTGGATGAACGGACATATATCTCCTAAAGAGGTTGCAAACTCATTCTCAGTTATTCGAAACGAATTATTCAAAGGTAATAAAGAAGAGCTTAAAAATAAGATGGCTGAATACATTAAGGCAGGTGTTGTAAACCAATCTGCAGGTCTTAATGAGATTCGTGACATGTTTAAAGATGCAAACTTCGATATTGCACTAGCAAAACGTGTATCAATGCACGATGCTGGAAAACTTGGAATAGCTAAAAGAAGAGCACTTAAATTCAAAAAAGGAGTTGAGGATTGGTATCAGGCTGAGGATGATTTCTTTAAAATCATTGGATACGAGATGGAGTTGTCAAGATATGCTGAAGCATTATATGGCAATGATAAATCTAAACTAACTCCAGATGAGTTAGAGGAAGTTAAAAAAGTAGCAGTAGAAAATGTAAAAAACACATATCCTTCTTACGATAGAATTCCTGCTGCCATTAAGTTGATAAGTAAGTCATACGTACTTGGTAACTTCATATCATTCCAGGCAGAGGCATATCGTACATTGTATAATACATTTGCATTGGCAACAGAAGAACTTAAGTCAGATAACCCTGAGATTAAAAAGATAGGTGCTAAACGATTGGTTGGAGCATCTACCTATCTAACTGCTAAGAGTGCTATAATATCAGCCGTAGGAATGGCTGCAGGAACCGGATTAACTGGTATTATGGGTGCTTTGGGAGATGATGACGATGAGAAAGAAAAAGATAAAGACATTCGTAAGTTCATACCGGAATGGTCTAAAGATTCGGATCTTATTGTTCTTTCTGCTGGTGATGGTAAGATAAAGTACATCGACTTTAGTTCAGCTGATCCACATGGAGGATTAAGAAAGGCAATGAATGCATTCTTGAATGGAGAGACAACTGAAAAGAAATTTATTGATGGTTTACTTGCAGCCGTTCAACCATTCTTAGGAACAGAGATGAGCGTTGAAGCAGTAAATAACTTATACAATAACATTGATAAGTATGGTAATCAGATTTGGAACCCGGCAGATAATACATTTAATAAGACAAGAGATATAACAAGTTACATATATAGTATTGCTGAACCTGGTACAGTATCGTCAATAAGAAGAGGAGCTAAAGCTGAAAATAAAGTGGCTGAGCTTGCAGCTAATCTAACTGGATACCGAATCTATGACGTTGAGGTTGATAAGCAGTTCTCATTTAAGATGGCTGAGCTATCGGACAGAATTAAGGACGCTAAGAGAATCTATAACTCTAAATACTACAGTGAGAAAGCAACTCAAGAGGATGTAGATAAGGCATATGATGACTCTCAAAGGTCACTTGATAAGATCTACAAAGAGATACTTGGAGCTTATGACTCAGCTGAGAGATTAGGAGTTGATTATGAATCTCTTGTAAACTCTCTAAAAGAAGATGCCGGAATGAGTAAGAAGGATATAAATACCTTACTATCTGGAGAGCTACCAGCATTAGAATACAAACAAGAATAAAAAAACAAAGCCCTCAACTACGAGGGCTTTTGTTTTACTTTAAACTACGACAGAATAGGTGCTTTACGAATTGGAATACTCCGAATGTATATATACAGTTCCAGAGTATTGTGCTACTGTATACGTCAAGTACTCCCATTATAACGAAAGCAATTCCTAACGAAAGGAATAACGCTGCAAGTGTTGAAAACAAAGACACAGCGTCAGTAAGGAATACAAGAACAGTTGTAGACAGGAAGAATCTTGGACCTAAGTACGGAAGCTTACCTTTGTACTTATTCCTCCAAGACCATACCGGATTCCACCAAGTCTCATTGAGATTACTAAATACACTTCTATCGAAGTCTTCATTCAAAACGATTAAAATAGCTGAACTCATTGCAGCTAATGAAATTAATAAACTACCAAGTAATAACATATTATTTTAGATTTGAAAGTGAAACATTATATGCATAGTGAAGCATGTCGAGATGCCTCTGAAATAGTAACGGATGAGGTATCAGATGTATCTGAACCCTCACCCCTTTCTCTTGGAATATATACTGCTCAACAACAGCAATCATCTCTTCTACTGTAATCATCAGATATATTTATTTGAAATATTATTTTTAATCTCAAATTCTACTCTGGCTTTATAGGCTTGTTCTTCAGTATCGAATCTACCAAGATTATATTGCTTATTTTTTATTTGAGCTTTTGATTTCCATTTATTTCTTGCTTTATCGTAACATACTCCAGTATATTTACTTGTTAATGGATTTATAGAATGATAATGACATGTATTTTCTCTATAAGTAACCCATTCTAAATTATTTATATTATTATTTGATGGGTTATTATCAATATGATTTACACATGGTTTATTTTCATCATTACTCTTAAAAGCATTAATAACTAATCTATGTATTTGAAATGCTTTTGATTTTGATTCTTTGTATAACATTACAGATAAACGACCTGAAGAATTTTTTCTTTTCTTTAATTCTTTTCCACTAATAATTTTATACCCCCATCTATTATCATTTATTTCACGATCTAGTGATTTTACATTTCCTAAATTACTTACTTGATATAAGCCTTCGTAATTCTCAACATCTTTCCAGATTTCCATAATTAGTCATTAAAATAATAAGGATGAATACTTCTATTATTTGAATTTTTTTCTATTACCTGGAACACAAATCCACTTCTTCCTTTTTTAAAATTAGTCTGGACCCATTCAGATGAAGGGCTAAATGCTGGATAATTAAAATAATAAAAGTCATCAGAAGAACACATATCAAATAAAGCCTGGTGAGAATCTCCTTTACTGAATTCAATAAATTCAGCATGCTTATAAATTCCGTTATTTTTCAAGAATTGATCTATCTTCTCAATACTTCTACAGTCTATTTGAGGCTTAAATCCAAATTTAAGATTTCTTGAATCCTTTCCATGTGTAATAACAAATGTATGTTTTCCAACATTGTACCAATTAATAAACTTCTGATGATTATTAATAACTACGTTTGGATGTATACAATCTGTTACAGCTTTAAAAGCAGAATTTAAAACATAACCAAATGATCCTGAATGGTTATCCTCACAAATATTATTGCAAATGATATGATTATAATGACTTGCTAATGTATTTATTAATAACATTTTAGCATTTAAACCAGCATCAAAAGCCTCCTCATTAGTCATGTTTTGAGGAAGCTTATGACCTTTCCTGGTTGTCTCGCCATCCCATCCATCCATAAAATCTCCAAGCTCATCTATTATTAATAGATCACTTTTTTTATTGGCAAGAACAAATCTAATCATTTCTTCAATTCTACTTGTTAGAACTTTTTCATTCCAATCAGTCGCATATAAAGCAAGTCCTTTTCTACTTGCATCCATACCTACGTGAACATCTGTCCATACAAGTCTATCAAAAGTTTCTGAAGTAGGATTAAATTTTATCTTATCTAATTTTTTTCTATCAGATATACAGCTATTTATTATAGATTCAAAATCTATTTGTATTCCTTCTTCGGCTCCTTTAACATTGATTGAATAATTTTTACCTTTATACCAGTAATGTTTAACTTTCTCCGGGTCGATCCCTACTCTTTCACACTCATCAAAGATGCCTGTGTCTAGGGCTTTATGGAAGTTATACGATACCTTTCTTCTGAGATTGTCGTTGTATGGAACGTCCAACTCTTTAGCTAACTGCTTAGCTATCTTTGTTTTACTTGTGAATCCCTGATTATAAAGATCAAGGATTCTTTGTTTATAATTCTTCATTGTAAGATTTTTGTACGTCTGTAAGTACAAGCTTAAGCTTCTTTATTGTACTGACTACTCCCTCTCTATCAATGTCCATCATTGCTTCGTATAGGTCGCTGCAAAGTTCATGGACTTCATCCATCACTGAGTTAACGTAAGGTGTAAGTTTATCGTTCATTACTACTTATTAAGTAGCAAATATATTATTTCTTATCAAGACTCGCAACACGCTCCTCCAATTCTTTAACTTTCTCTTCGTTACCATTCTTCTTATAGTACTTAAGACAGAGCGTCAGGGTCTTCTTTAGTTTTATCAGCTTCATATATTTTAGAACTAAATTTATAATCTAATATGTCGTACTTATACGTGAACTTATCATAGTTCTTATAAGCAATCTTATCCCTTGTCATTGACAGTATTAAGAACTTTAGACTTTCTGGTGGTACCCTTTGGTTTTCGTCCAGTATTACTGGTTGCTTTTCTTTTAGTACCACTATCTTTTGCCTCTTGCTCAGGCATGTCAGCCTGATCTTTGCTATGTACAGTGCTTTCATATGGGTCATTTACTTCGTTAGCAATCCATTGAGAGAACGCTGTTTGAGCGGCAATCTGGTTGTCTGCCATCTGTATGTTTCGTTCTTTGTATTCCTCATCCGTTGCGGATCTTGTTGCAGGGAATCCTTTCTTGGTTAGAACCGGCTCACCGTTGTCATCGAACAGTGGCATGATCATTCCGGTTCTCTCGTAAAGCTTCTGATCCGCCATACGGATAGAGTTTACTGCTGCATTGAACTTAGATGCCATCTCGTGTCTAAACAGGTTGGTGTCTCGTAGTTCCTCAATCCAGTCAGCCATGACTGGTAGAAGTGTTGCCAGTGCAATATACTTCTGTGCTGTTGTTGGTTTATTGTTCATGCTCTTTTAAATATAAGTCAATTACTCTTTTTGTTTTTTCTAAATCTTCTTTAAACTGTCCCTTCTTTCGACATCTAGCTATACGTTTTATTATGTCGAACTCCCACGCATTCAGCTGATGCTGCTCTGCGAATAGGTATAAACTACCGTTCGAGTTATCGTAATGATTATCTTTCTTTACTCCGGGACCTGTAGTAAACTCAAGTCCTACATCTTCAAATCTATCCATAGCTAATCTAATTGTTTTTCCTTTGTCATCCATTAAAGTATAATGATAATCATCTTTATCCTGAATTACTAAATAAACTGAATTTTTTTCAACATTCATTAATTCAATTCCTCGATTATCAATTAATCTTTTTTTACAACTCTTCCTTATCTCCGTCATATAAATAGGTTTTAATTCCGTACTTCTTCAGTTCGTTCGCCCTGTAGACCTGTAGAGGTGCCGGACGTTTGCCCTTCTGCTTTACCTCATAGAACTCAGCACTACAGCCAGGAGGGAGGGCCAGTATGTCAGCTATCCCATTCTTATTTGTTACCGACAGTTTAATGACATAGTAACCCTCCTTCTCCAATTGCTCTATTAACTTACGTTGTACCTTGCTTTCTAACATGGAATATGATATTGCACTCGTCCAGTCGATCAATCAATCTGGACATGTCGGCAAATCTAACGAACTCCATTGAATCAGACAATACCTTTGCTGAATTAATTACAATGCGCCCATTATCCAGCTCGTAGTCATCTATCAAGATGTTGTGCATCTTGGGTGTAGTAAGGTCGAACTGATTTATTAACTGCTGTACGTTTGGATCTGTTATTATCTTTTTCATTTCTATCTCCAAACGTTAACTATGGCGTTAGGGTATGCTATACAAGCATTTAAGTATTTCTCAACAAATGGAACGAAATCATGATACGTACCCCATCCATTATCTGAGTTATATTTTTCGAAATACTCAGGACGACTCTTCAAGTCAGAAAGACCTTTCTCTAAGAATGGGATAATCTCTGAAGCTATTGTTATGTTTTTGTCTTCGAAATCATATTCAGAGTCATAATCTCCATCAGGAATATTATAACCTTCCTTAAGTCGATGAGGCCTCCATAACGCCTCATATATCCCGGCTTTGTCAGCCATCTCGCCTAAGTTATGGGTAATGTTTGCACTATAAATAGTGTCATGATCTTCTGTAAGTGTCTTGCCTTCATCATAGCTTACCCATTTCTTGCGTGTTAAATAAACATCTAAACTCATATTATTGATTTTTATATAGGTGACTTTGTTTAATTGTAGATATTTAATCGGATATATTCCGATTAATGTCCCGTTTTTTTACAAATTTATTGGACTTATTTCAAGTAATCCTTTTTAAATACATTCAACGTATACTTCTTCTTACCCTTAACTACCTTGTATATCTTATCCTCAATACCACCATTAGAGAATATCCAGAAGATCTCGTTAGATAATCTGTCCATGGTGGTCATACGATCGATGGCTTGAAAATACGATACTGCCGAGTGCTGTATGTTATAGAACACAAGGTAGTCCGCATTCCTTAGACTTATTCCCTCACGTCCAGAGACGACCTGTAATGCTATAGACTTGTCTGAAGAATTAAACTCATCCAGATCTGTTGTCAAGTTTTGTGAACCAAATACTTGACTCAGTGCATTAAGCTCTTCCTTAAAAACGTAGAAGATGCCTATCTTCTTACCTGCAAATCGTTCCTTAATAAACTCAGCCTTAGAGGTGTCAAGAACCATAGAATTACCTGACTCAAACTTAATCGTACCGCTGTACAACTGATGAAGCTTCTGCATTAGCTTTGCTGCAGTATCTGCCAATATCACCTCGTCCTTCCCCTCGATAACCCGATCGGCCAATAGTCTGTCAGCAAGAGCCATCGTTGACGGTTTCATGTCTACATGCAGGACAGTCTCATTGATTGTCGTACTGAAGCCTGCTTGCTCCTGCGTGTAGGTAATCATTAAGTGAGCAACATCTCTCATTATCTTATCCTCAATACCATGCGAGTAGTCGTTATGCATGTGCGCTCCTATTCTCTTCTGCTTGATATTAACATAGTCATGCGCCCACTTGTAGAAGTTACGGTAGTGCACCCATGGTGAACGATTGGATACCCACATCTGATGATACATCTGACTGAACGACTCCGGGTTTGGCGTTCCAGATAGGAATATCATAGGCTTGTCAGCGAATAACTCCCTGAACATCTTCGTAGCCTTACCCGGCTTAGGTTTTGATCCAAAGCGGTGGTGCTCATCATGTATCACTAAATCAAATAGTTGCGGATTCTCGATCTTATGCATCGACTCATCATTAGTTATTATGATGTTGAAATGTTTATCATAACCAAAATCGTAATAGTCAGATTGAATAGAACTAATTGCTTCCTTTTTTGTTAAGAATAAAACGTTTTTTGCTCCAAATAACTTACATGTTTCTAAAGCCATAGCAGTTTTTCCACAACGTACTTCAACTGCAAAATAAACCATTCCATATTGTTTCAATATGTCAATAGCCTTACTTGATAATTCTACCTGATAGTCTCTAAGCTGTTTCATAGCTCCATTGTTTTTTGTTCTGGTAACTTAATATCGAACTTAATCATCTTACCGTTCGCACTGCGATATGTCTTAGGCTTGCAGTTGTAACGATACACACCCCACTCGTCAAGCCATGCATAGAACTTACGCTGAAGTAGTGGGTACTTACCTCTCGGTGAGTAGTCCGGGTTGGTCTCAACGAAGTTGTTGTATATCTGCTGTGCCTGATACTCTGAGTATGCCTTCGTGTAGTCATTGTTAGGATCCTTGCACCACTCAACAAAGTCAAACGAAGTAGATGCGATAAGATGACGCTCAACTAAGTTCTTGAATGTTGATTTGATGAGGCCCTTCTCAAGATACAACTTAAGATTCTCTATCATGTAGTTATCAAACTTAAGCCACTCCTGTTTGCTCCAGTCTGTAAACAACTGATGGCCGAACTCATCCTCCGGTGTGTAGTCCTTGTGATAGTGCTGAGCAAGCTCAAGCTCCCACTTACGTCTCTCGAATGAGTTACCTGTACCCTTGATGGCATAGTTCGTTGTGATGATGATCTTTGGTGAGTCAGCGAACGGTATATGTATCTCGTCTTTGTTCTTCTTCTCAAGTGTTATACCCTCTGTAATAACAGAGAACAGTTTCTCAAACTCAAAGTTACGGTTGACATCATCGAATGTAAGTAGCTGTGTGTCAGCTGATACACGTTGATATGCAAACGACTTAGTAAACGAGAAGCCCTTGCCATCCATGATAACGTTACGCTTGAGCTGACTAACTGAGTTTACAAGAATACCCTTACCTGTACCTCCCTCAGGGTTGTCTGATATCACCTCATCATTGATAATAACTGCCGGGCAATATCCCGGTGGCTTGTAAGAGTGCATGAGATATCCTAGCGTTGACTCGATAGATCGTATGCGCATGCTATCGCTACCGCTTACCCGATCGACAAACGTTCTGAACACAGCATCCGAGCTATCTGTAAAGCTGAAGTCACGATCGATCTTCTGATTCTCCCACACGTATCCACTGATATCCATGTAGTCTATCTTCTCTACCTTCTCAGCTGTGATCTTTACGGCACAGTTTCTGAAGTATAGGTATGCAGTTCTAACGTCATCACGAACAAATACCGGATCGACCTTCGAAAGGAACGATAGGTGGTCCTCCTTGAATAGCTTCGTCTTGTCAGCAAAGTAGTTGTAGATCGATCGATCATCCATGACGTACAGCTTATCAAGCACGTGATCCTTCATCATGTCCTCAGTAGTATCTGAGATCGTGTTGTTGTGAACCTTGATGAAGACGAAGTTCTTACCACCTGCCGGGTAGTACTTATAGAATCCCTCCAACTCAAGGTAGTCCTTGTATAGGTGATTGATGTGTGTTACAACACCCTTACTATTCTTGGACCAGAATACAGTAGGATCGTCATTGTTTACGTCAGAAGCTATCGACTCTACAACATCTGTAGATATACTACCATTCAACGTTATTAGCTCCTGTGTAGGGACACCCTTCTTAGCCATCGTCTTAATGGCATCAACCTTATCTGTGTCCTCGTAGAACTTGGTTGCATGCTGTGCCACATTCTTATATGCAGATCTGAGGATGTTTACTATCTCTCTCTCCTTACCACCCTCGTCATATGATAGTAAAACATCCCTTGCCTCTGCCTCGGGTATTCCGAACTCATTAAGTGCGGAAGCAAGGACAAATAGGTTGTTATTCTTTTGACCTTGAACCATGCCAAAGTCTCTATTCCACCAAACGAGTAGCCTTCTGACCACCTCGTTGTTATTCTCTAACTTAATCGTACTTCTTGAGGTTTTAGTCTCGAAGACTGTATGGTCCTCAGTAAGTATGTCTGTCCACTCCTCGCTATCTTTATTGATATAGATCTCTGGATCGTATGACTCGTAACATACTCGTGATATATCCTTGCATGCCTTGTCAAACTCTGGTACGTTGTAATACTTCTCAAGCGATAGGAAGTAGTTCTTATGGTTCGCTGGATCCTTAGGTATCTTAACCAATACCTTAAGACCATCACCAGATGGTGATACGAACACCGCATATGAGTACTTATCCTTGATGAGGACATCCTTATAATCAAGCATGGCCCACTCATCTATGAAGCTATCGAAGTCTATGCATATGAATCCGCTATGCTCGATGATAGATGAGCTATCCCTCTTAGCAAACTTACCAGAAAAACATATTGCCGGCAGTTGCTTCTTAAAGGTATTACGATCAGCCTTATCAGAAGCCGATCGAACCTTATCAACTATGTCCTTTGACTTGCCTTCTCTTATCCTGTCGATAGCAAAGTCGACAGATCGATAGAACGGCTGTGAGGTATCTATTACTGACTTAAAATATGTTATCATGATTATTGGTTAAAAACCCACCGATGGTTGTCGGTGGGCTGATTGATAATTAGTTAGAACGGCAAGTCGCCATCCTCTTCTGTTGTAGCTGTAGCTACAGGTGCTGTCGTTGCCTGTGGTACAGACATCGTTTGTGCTGTGCCGTTAGCCGGTGCACCCTCGATGCGCCATGCTTCCAACGTGTTAAAGTACTTAACCTCACCTTGAGGGCTTGTCCACTCACGACCACGTAGGTTGAACGACACCTCTACCGCCTGTCCTTCCATAAAGGAGTCAAGCAACGAACACTTGTCCTGTGTAACTTGGAACGATACGTCCTGTGGGTACTGGCTTGATGTGTCAGTAACAACGAACTCTCTCTTGGAGAACTTCTCTGATACCATTACTGTCTGACCGATCACCTTGATCGTTCCTGCAAACTTGAATTGATTACTCATTTATTTGAATTTAATTGATTACTTGTTTTTGTTTAATAGGAATTTGCGATACTCATCTGCATACTCCATACCCATCTTTATCCTGCGATCCATGTGCTCAACCATATCGTCAGTCAGCTCTACAGGGACAACGGTAAGTCTTAGGTGATCCTCAAGGCCTGCTGTGTTGTGCAAGCTATCGTCCTCCCACTCCGGCACAAGACTCTCCGGTGTGTCTACAAGGCCGAAGAAGTACTCGCCTGTACACCATGACTTATCACCTGTGATGCCTTGTAGCATGTATAGATACGTTCTTACCTGCCACTCGTACTTAGAGTTCTTAGCGTCAGAGATCTTCTTCTTGAAGGTCTTCTTATTCCACGATGATTTGGCATCCTTAACCATCTTCATAGCCTCATCAACAATGTCCGGATGACCTATGATGTTGTTATATCTAAGCTCGGCATACTTGTCGCCCTCTACAAGCTTATTGTGGTCCGTAAAGAACACACGATTGTATAGGTCTATGTTAGCATCCTCAACGTCATGCCCCTTGTCAAGCTCACGACTTGTGTAACTATCTCTGAACTGATAGACCTCAGAGTCTACGATGTCCTCGATAAGTGTCTTTGCTCCCTGAGGTAGTTCCGGCTTAGCTTTTGACTTATTAATAAGTTCCTTCAGTGTATTCTCCATTGTAGGAGTAAGACTTGCTTTTCTCTTACCAGACTCATAATCAGCCTTAAGCCCCATTAATCTATTAAGCTCTCTCTTCTGTGCGTCAGATAGGCCGTCCTGACCAGCGAATAGTGCGTCTATGTTACTTGCTCTGAACATCTCTCAACTGTTTTATTTGGTCCTCTGTTAAACTACGTGTCTCGATAAGCTTCTCTACAGTTGTAGATCCCTTCTCTACGGCAGCCAGTGCCTTCGGGAAGTCTGCATCACTGATCGATGGTTTTGCAGGCTTCTGTACCTGTGGTGCTCTCGAACTGAATCGCAGTGCGTTAACCAGTCCGTCCGGTGACTTAACCTTCTCTACCTGTAGCGTGACAGGTTTGTTCAAGAAGTCGTCCATCGTGAACGAGTTGAATAGAACCTCCAAACGCTTGAAGTTTGTTCTGTTTACTACCATGGGCTTAGCAAACTCCTTGAGCTTGCATACGATCTTCTGCTCCTTACCCATGGATGACACGAGTGTGTCTTGAAAGAATCGTTCGATATGAACGATCTGTGGCACGAAATTGCCGTTAACCTCTAGGTTCCACGAACCTAGGAACTTCTCGTCTTTGTCGAAAAGGTTTCTCCAGTGTTGACTCATAATTTATTTGATTTGAATTAATTTTATAGCGTAAGGCTTGTCTCTATCTGTTTCTACTTCAAACTCAGCAGGACAATGATCACAGTTTATTGTATCATGCTCAAAAAAATCGCACTCTACTTCATATTCTTCTGGATCATAATCGTCTTGAAAGTTATTTTTATTACATGATGGACATTTAAAACGTAATGATGGTTTATATAAAGTTATCTCTTCACTATCTATTACAGCTAGTATTGCCTTATCATTTTTTAATTTTTCAATATCTTGAAGTAGTTTTATTTGTTCACGATTCCCAAACTCAGGCTTGACTTCAAAACCATCTCGATAGAACTTGCCATCTATTAGTTTTAGTTCGCTCATAATTTATTTGATTTAATTATTGGGGTTACAAACTTAAGATAATTTTTTTAATCTTTGTTCGTAACTCTCCATTTTGTTAATAACTTTTTCATGCATCACTCTAAGACGATCGAGCGCCTCAAGTCTATTCTGATCTAACGCATTGTCCATCAGCTTTCTAAGCTCCTCATCCTTCTTCTTATACACGTCATGGCATACACGCATGCATCCAGCCTCCCATCCTCTTGACTCGAAGATCCATCGTTGATGACGGTTAACATCCTCATACATGTCAGAGCTAGTCATCGTGTTCTTAACCTCGATCTCTCCGGTCTCCATGTTCTTCTCGATCTTTACGCCATAGTTAAGGTACCATAGTGTCTTTGGGTTCTCTCTATCTCCTGTCCAGTACAAGGAGATGTGTTCATCATTTTCTAAATCTTTCCAAGCTTTCATTTTCTAAAAGTATTAATGCAAGAACTTCGTTTGTGTTAATGTCGTCCGTTGCGTATATTCCGTATTTGTTACTATTTATTACCCTTTCTACCTTTTCTTTCAGTTCGTCATCATAACCATCCATCGCATTGACGGTCACCTTTACAGCGTTGATAACTGAATCGTGATGTCTACTGAAGATTCTACCTGTCTCCACGAAGTTATTATTAATCATCCATTGATAGAATATACCGATGAAACGCCATTGCTTTATGTCTCTCTTTCTATTCTTATTTTTTAATTGATCAAATGTATATGGACAGGTATCGTAGAAGTCATCCATTGAGAATTGATATCCTTCCGGGAAGAGTTTCATGTATTTATTCCGATCGTAGATCTGTCTTCCTGCGTATTGGTTCATGATTTAAATGTTTCGTTGTATGTTTCTTCTGCCCTTTCTAATATTAAAGGCAAAAATTCATCATTCCATTCTTGTTCATTTTCATATTCTAATCCATTTTTCATTACTTGAATGTGAAAATCAAACATTTGGTCTTTCTCCATTTCTTTGGCTTGTTGCCAATCTCCATTTTCTTTCATTAACCTATATGCCGAAGGACTTGTTAATAACATTTGTTCTTCTAAAAATTCTACTGCTGTTTTCATAGTTCTATTTTTTATACTTTTCTTTTTGATATACTTCAATTATTCCTTTGTCTGTATATTTTTTATTGAAATATAACCAACCTCCACTTACTTCATCTACATTGCCTCTAATCCATTCTAATAAATGAATAATTCCTTCTTCCTCCATTTCTTTGGCTTGTTGAAACTCATCATATAATCTTAAATCAATTCCGTGATTCTTTTTAAGTTCATCTGCTAACCATTCTAATGCTGTCATATTTCTATTCCGTTTTCTGTTAGTATTCCGTTAAATTCTTCTCTGATTCTTTCAAAAGTATCTCTTTCAATATCAGATAGTTGTTCGTTGTATTTGATTTCTCTTTTTAAATATTGAAATAAATCAAATAAACAAACGTAATAATCTGCACTTTTTACTGCACGATTAAATTCTCTCGTAATCTTCATTGATAAAATCTTCGTAGTCCTCACTGCAATTTGTCACCACTTTATCTTTGCAGTTCTTTATTGTGTTGAATATAGATGATAGCGATATTTGACTTTTCTCTGCTATCTCCCTCATAGAATAACCTGTATCTTTATATGATAAAAATAACATCCTATCGTACCAATGCCAAGTGTTTATTTCATCCTCTAATCGTTGGCTAAATTTCTCAAATCCGTGTTTTTCTTCGCTGACTTCATCCTCAATATCAAACTTATTAGACAAACGAGAAACTTCTATTTTATTTCCTGACTTCTTTAGGTCGTTGTAGATGTTGCGAAGCACAAACCAAACATACGCTTTATTCACTTCGCCATCAGTTACTATCTTTTCTTCAGTAGTATATCTGTTAATGCGTAGATACATCTCCTGTACTATGTCCTCTGCATAATCAAACTCTCCCCAACTTCGTACTATCTTCAAGTATTCGTTGTGATATTTAGCAATGTATTTTAACCAGTCTGCACTCAATGGTGCAAAATTTAATCTAATTTCCGTTATAAAATTAAAATAATAGGTAAGATTAATATATTAGTTATTAACAATAGTATATTTTTCATAGTGTTCATATTTAATAATAACAAAGCATAAGCGAGAATAAATCCATCGCCTATGCGACTATTAGCAAACATTAAAACGATTTGCTAACATGGGCTAAAAGAAATAACCCATGCCAGCGCACCGCTACTACAATAAAGCCAATGCTAAGTAGTTACAAACCAAATGGAATGTATTATCAACTGCAAAAATACTCCAAGGTGCTAAAGGCGGTTTTGCAAAATCTGATTTACCTGTAACTCGCATATACCACATTACAAACTTACTTCTGTCAATAGCATAGTGAGTTAAATAAATTGCTAAAACCGCCCACCAACTTCCAATAAATAAGAAAGGTAATGAGTAAGTAATGCAATGTATTTGGCAAGCAAGTTCGCCTTTCCAAGTTAGCACCTTTTTATTTTGTGCCATCCAGTCGTTCTGAATTAAATAGTCTCCGACTGCGTGTAAAATTAATTGTTCTACCATTTGTTTTGTTTTAAATCTGTGGTCGTATTCTGAACCCCTCCCACTTAGGGTTACTATCTTTTAGCCCCGTTACGTTAGCAAAAGTTATGCTTTTATTTCTCTTTTAAACAAATTTCTCAATTCAGGATTATCAAACAAGTTTCCAATTCTCCAAATGTTTGGCGACATGTATTTATTTAAATCAAACAAGTTTCCATCCTCGTCCATAATCTTACATATAACTCCAAGAACATTGGCGCAAACAAACTTATGTCCTTGCACCGTTTCAATTACATCACACTCATAAAGTTCTTCTCCATTTCGTGTTGTAATCCCATGTAATCTAAGTCCTTTTTCAAATCCTTGTTCAATCAATTCTCTTCCATCATAAGAGTTGTGTGAGAATATAAATTCTCCATTTACCTCAATCATTGTTGGGGCGCAGTTACAAGAAGAATTTTCTTCGTGTTCTTTTAAGTCGTCTATTGGTATTATTTGTATCATAATTATTTTGTTTGATAAATTTGTTTTTGCTACGCTATACTGCCTTAGTTTATTGTAGCAGATTTTAGTTTATTACTTCGAAGTCGCATAACCTTCGCCTACCTGCAAACCGTTATTCTTCAGGATTTAATCGTTTAAATGCAGTACCACTATACACCCAAGATAATATATAGTTAGTTGCTCTTTGCCAGTTATGTTTTAGAAACTTATGCTTTTCGTGTTTTCTTCGTCTATTCTTGTTCATTTTGTTTAAAGGTTTGCTTGTAGTATTCTTTTCCTAACTCGTCAATAAATTCCATCCCATCAAACGGTTTTGGCATCCATTTAGCTGCATTAACTATATGCTGCTTCTCCATTTCTTTGGCTTGTTCATATGTTGCTAATGAGATATATCCAACCTCTTGAAATTCTCTCATCAACCATTCTACTGCTGTTTTCATAATTTAATCTTTAAAATCATTAGTTATATGTTTAGCCATATAATATTCACAGTTCCAATCTTTATGCTTATTACTGTGCCATCCTGCTCGGAAATCTTCTTTTCTTTGATCTAATTCTAAAACTTTAGCTTTTTCAAGTACATCCTTTAAAAAGTTGCCCATATTATCTTTGCCAATTGTTTCTTCAATCCATTCTACTATCGACTGTGCCATATCATTTAGGTTTTACCATCATTTGCATATTATCAAGAAACTCATTAAACTCTTCGTCAGTACGCCATTTAGGCTTTTGTAGATACATAATAGGAGAATGAACACTTCCTTCGACTTTATAAATAATTATTGACTTACGAATAGACTTGCTTCGGTCTATATAATATTCTGGCTGTTTCATATCATTTATTTTTTGCTTGTTGCTTAAGTTCACTCATGTGTTTTAACACCTGATTCTTTGATTTGAAATATAGTGTCTCAAACTTCTGAGTTTCATCATTTAAAATAATTAGCTTCATGTCTCTGAGTGCCCTGGCTTTTGTACAGGCATGACAGACAATGCATCTGCCCATGTCAGCCTTTAACTGATATTTGCGTGGGTTTACAGTAAAACAGTCTAATGTTTTAATCTTCTTACACTCAAAGCACCTCTTCTTATCCATGACTATAGCTTCTTAGGTGACTGATAGTTACTCTTTAACCATTCCTCAAGGTCTGAAGCAAAGCTTCCATGAAAGTGCGCAAAAACATCGTCCCAACTCTCTTCTTCACACTCATCATTCCAAATATATCCCGATGAGTTCATGGTCTCGATAGTATTGAATCCAAATGTCTTCCGGATCCATGCGATGTGAACATCGACCGTCCGCTCGTTAACCAATACGTCACCCCAAACGTTCTTTAAAATGTCCTCTCTGGACACTATCTCTGTCCTGCGCTCAGACATGTAGTACATCAGATTGAACTGAAGCCTCGTAGGTCTTATAATACGTCCGTCATCCATGATGACCTCTCTCCTTGATGGGACTAACGTCATCCCGCTTGTTCTAATGTTTAACAACTTGTTCTCCATACCATTCTTCTTTACCGTTTAAACTCATTCTCTTGCCTCCCGGAGGATATACCGTCCGTAGTTTTATCATAGGCATCGACTCGCCTATCGCCTGATCTCTCTTCTGTAAGATCGACAGGACTTTCTTCATTGCTTTCTTCATTTAGTTTACTTAATTGATATTCATACTTCTCTCTATCATACAGCAAGTCATTGACCTTGCAGTAGTAAATTCTTTGTTCCAATTGTTCTTTCGTCATCTTATTCTGATTTAAAGGTTATCAAATATCACCATGTTAGTACAATTTGGACACTCAAGTTTATCTAATTCTGTAAGATAAACAGCTGTCCATTTATGACTACATAAGTCACATTGTATGTAGTTAGCAGTCCAACCATCTTCATTATCTTCTTCTTCCATCTTATTCTGATTTAGGTGGAAAATATGTTCCACATTCATTACATAAAAACTCTTCTACTGGTCTGTCAGGTTTACTCCAGTCATAATTAGTATGAATGTTTTCACATTCACCACAGTTTGGACAGCAATCTTTTTCCATCTTATTCTGATTTAAAGGTTACTTTTTCTAATTGTTCAAGTGTTGGAATGTTGCAAGTGTAACTATCCTCACTTTTTTCTACTCTGTATTGTATTCTTCCGTCTTTATGTCGTCTTGCTTGAAGTAAATACTTATGTCCCATATAACCCGTAGTTGATAGGTCTATCCATTGACCCCATTTACTTTTAAATAGTTTCATCTTATTCTGATTTAAAAGTTTCGTTGTAGTATTGTTCAAAGTAATCTTCTATATTCTCATGCTCCATACACCCACATTCATTACCTGCACTAAAAAATTGTAATAACAATTCTTTATCTCTTAGAGAATAACCTCGATGAGATAAATTTGATTTAGTTTCTAATACTTTTAATAATTCATCTGCGCATCTTACCCAATCACTTGAATTAGATGCTTTCCCTGTTGCAATATACCCCTGCATAGCCGTAGCCGCAAAGTATTCTTTTTTGGTTAAGCCTTGTTGATAACCATTATCTGCTGCACAAGCAAATGCTCCTTGTTTTTCATTTTCCATCTTATTCTGATTTAAATAAAGTTAATTACTTCTTCAATAACACACATACCAAGATTAGTTTCAATACCATAATCTATTGCATCTTGCTTTGTTTCAAATTCTTTACTCATATTCCAATCATCCCATTTATCCTCAATTGAAATGTATTGTAAAGATGTTAAATTTTTAATTACATAAAATGTTCTCATCTTATTTTGATTTAAAAGTTTCGTTGTAGTATTGTTCATCATTAAAATATGAAGAAGGGTTATATTGTACGTCCATTACATGGTCTGCTCCTGAAATATATGCCTCTCTTATCTGCTCCTTCTCCATTGCTTTGGATTGTTCAATAAACTTAATAAAGTTATTTCTATATTCCAATGTGTGAAATGGTATCATAGGCATTATATTATCTGCTAACCATTCTACTGCTGTTTTCATAACTTACTTATTATTTGATTCAACTTACTTACATATCCCCTATCCTCGGCATAGTTCTGCCCTAAGTACTCCAAGTACTCCGCCCGACTCAACCGGCTCAAGTACTTAGAACTGTACAGTGCGTAGTCGATAGCACAGTCTCTCCAGCTATCGAAGTATGCGTGACCATGCTGTGTGCCCTTACTCGTAGTAGGACGGCTCTTCGCTTGCTTCATACCGAAGAAGTTATTGTTCTCCCGGAAGATGCGTGACTTGAAATGATAGCTCTCAAGAACTGCCTGGGCATACACAATGTCTGCATGCCTGACGTTCAGCTCCTTTAAGAATGCTAACAGCTTGTCCGGACTGAACTCGTCAACGCCTCTTAAGTTCACACTCATCTCTGCCTCGATAAGTCTCTTTCTTACAACTGGATCGGGCTTAGTGGCTACCAATAGAACGATCGTAGCAACTACCGATATAGCGATATGGTAAACCCATTTGAATCGCTTATACGTTAAATTCTTTCTGTCAAAATAGTACAACATAATCTTAAAATTTAGTGAATAAAAAAAAAGGGATAGAAAAACTACCCCTCTCAAAACCAATAAACATGAAAACTACTCTCTAACCACAAAGAGTCTCTTTAGACCTTATACCAAGGTCAATAAATATAATGTCTCGTTAACCAATCCTAACATATCCTGAATGATGTTCTGTAGATCCGGAGCATAGTTGTCCATCTCATCCTCCAACATCTTCTGCATCTTCTTCAAATGATCGACAGGCATCTCCATCTCAGTTGCCGGAAGGCTGATCTTCACTCGACCGTTGCGACCGAAGAACTTCTCAACGAATGAATCCGTCAAGTCAAGGATGCCGTTGTAGTACTCATCCAATGCCTTATGCTCGGCAAAGCTTGTTGTCTGCCAGTGTCTGAGGTGCATCGCATCTCTCGACTGCAATAGAGCACCAATGAATTTTTCTGAAGTCATAATGCAAAGTTAATAAAAAAAGCCATTGTGCCCAATGGCAGGGATACCTAATCTTGTTTGTATGAAAAGTTTAGTGGTGAGAACAGGATTCGAACCTGTATGTTTAGCTTCATTTACGTTGCCCGTACCCCTTAGTACATTTCAACTAATTTGACGGGTCGTACCAAACTTCTGTCACCATGCAGTAGCGTCTACCATTCCGCCATCTCACCAAATGCTCGTCTTTCCGAGCCGTCAGAGGGTTGAAGTAAGTCACTCCCACAATAGCATTTTTTTTGTAGTCAGGACAGGATTATTTCTTTTTTAATCCTTCCCTATATCTTTTAACCATCATATTATTGATAGCTTTACATTCTTCACATCTACACCCTCTAAGATATGCGCCTCTGCTTGGATGTTTTTTTAGTTTCTCTGTATCTATTCCTCCTAATGGTTTAATTCTTTTTTTATCAAACCCATCTTGCCAATTATCTTTAGGAGAACCTAGAAATAGATGATTAGGGTTTACGCATTTTCTATTATCACAAGTGTGACATACATACATTCCATCAGGAATTATACCGTTATGTAATTCATAAGATATACGATGTGCATCTACAACTTTACCATTAAGTTTAAATGCACCATATCCTGTCTTACCTCTTAATCCTGCTGTCCATAACCAACAAGTATCAGTTTTATCTATTTTATCAAAGAACCTTTGCATATACTTATATTTTGTAGTCACAAATATACGAACCTTTTTATTAAAAGTCAAGTTTTGGAATGGTAATGTGATTTAACGTGTATCATTCACTACCATTCCTCCACCTGACTATATTTTAATCTACTTGATAAAATTAAAGTTTACGTTGCTTTAAATTTTTTATACTTTCTTCATCACTTTTGGTTGTTGTCCATCCCTCTCCACACACATCACATTTATAAATAAACCAATCACCTTCAAGTATATGATTTTTATTATGTGGTATATGCTTTTTTTTTTCAGTTATTAGCTTACACACACCATTCCCACACGGGCAATTTATTGTTTTCTTCATGTCTTTAATTTTACATAGCCTACTTGCATATCGTTAAATATATGCTGACTAAGTTAAACATAACTCTATCTCCTTTGAGTGTTCAGGGTTGATAATACCATCTTTCAGGTATTCTTACATATCCTTACTCCCTTAGTTATGTTTTATTTTAAAGTGACTAATAAATCAAATAAGTACCATAATGCTACAATATGTGTAATAGTAAATATAAGATTAGCTACTGTAAATGTTTCTTCTTTTGCAAGTGGCAAAATGGTCCTCAGTGTAGCAAAGCTGAATACAATTAATATAAATACTGTCATACTTTAAGTGTTAAGTTAAATAAAAAAGGCACCGTCACTACTATATGGTGCCACCTACCAAATCCTTCCTTGCGTAAGTAAGTAGGAGATTTAAAAATCTCATTGGTATGTTGTTGAGGATGAGAAGCCCTCTGTGTCGGGTAATTCTTATCTGTAACAGCTTCTTACAGTCTAATTCCTTTCTCAAGGGAACGACACGGGTTTGATGTTGAGAGCACCTGTGTTGTGTAGCACTATTTATGTCTCTACATGTTTTAAGTGTCCTTTTCTCAAGAGGACAACACATATATAAGTTTTTTTAGAAACACACCAAAGAAACCTACAAAACTTTGCCGACCAACGATTCGGTGTGAGAGCAGTTCTAACGGTATGCCCCACATGGCTTCGTTCCCTTGTACTTCGGGCTACTTATCATGCAAATATAAATAACCTATCTCTCATGTACAAGGGGTGTATCCAAATCGTCAGTGATCAATATATTCCCATGGTCAGATCGACCGATCACCCGAATGCCTAACCTATTCAAATACATAACGGCATCGTCCATGAACGATCGCTCAAGATGAGGTATCACAATGCCCTCCCAATCTTTATTAATGTTCGTCAAACGAACCCTCGCCATGTTGCCATCCGTTGCGTTGATAAACCCAACAGCGATCAACCGATAGACCGGCATGACGATAGGCATCTCGACCTGTTCGAACGTCATAGCGTGTTCCTTAGTGAAACGAATGTAGCCATCCGAACTCAATATGTAACCCGTCCTGTTGTCATTCGTTACGAACGATGGTGAGCCATCCTTGTCAATCTTTGCTACTCGTAGGATCGTCCCAACGCCATCCGAGTAATGTTCTCCTAGTTTCATACTAACCTTTATTTTCATGATTATAAACTACTGCACAAAATATTGCCGAAAATAATGCCCAAATCTCAGTTATTACTTTTGAATCTATTGTTTGACAATAGAATCCACCCATGATGTAGATGGATAGCAGGTTTATAAACAAAAACACTGCAAAAAATATTAATATTGCTTTCATACTACTTAATGTTTTCTAGTGGATAACTGTTTAGGATTGAATCTTTGTCAATCCAAACTTGCTCAATATGTTCTTGACCCCATGTATTATAATCTGCTTTTTCACTTGCTTCTTTCAATGCAGCTTCTACATGAAGTTTAGCAAATTCAATCATCCACTCCTTCACAAGAGTATGTTTAGCAAATCCTGAATAACCTTTTTCTATCAAAAATTCTTCTGCTGTTGGTATCTGTTCCATACTATTTCTTTTTAAATTGTTCAAGGTATTCAATGATATAATTATCATTATCCAAAGCGTGTCTTATATTGTTTAATATTGCTTGTTGTGCTTTTAAGACTTCTTCCTCACTATACATTCTTTCAGCCATCCATTTAGCACCTTCCTTAAAGGCTTGTCTTATAAATTCTCCATCTAATTTCTTTACAGGATTATATCTCAAAGATGCTTCTTCAAGTGTTTCTTCGTTCCTCATATCAAATCTAAAAATTTAATGTAAATAAAAAGCACTACCGGAATAGCCAATAGCGACCAATAACTCAATGGCAAAATAAGCATCAGTAGACCTCCCAATAGGAGGTTAAAAATCAAAATTAAAAATAAAAACCTAATCATCTGTCCTGTAAGATTTTGCTGATAGAGTGTTGAATAATCACTTCACTTATCAGCAGTTAAAAAACTATAAATTAATGTGTTACAAAATGAATGTCGATAGTGCTGTTGAAATGGCAAAAAAAGTTTTTTTTTATTTCTTTACTACCCTATCTTTTTATAGGGTCATTTTACTTTTTATTTTTATTTTATACTTTTATCAACACAATCAACATTAATAACAAAAAAGAAAGATAAACCCCTATAAATAGGGGGTTTCAGAAAATACGTTATCAGCACAAAACCGTCATTCTATCAGCACTAACCAGCACTAAATTCTTAATTTTTGCGAAAAAGACTTATCGGGTACATTAACCACCCGAACATTGCAAAGATTAAAAACATGAACGCCCGGTCGCTGAATAGGACGTTGTCCTCTCCCTCCCGATAGAAGATATACAACTCCATGGTGCTGACGTACCAATAAATCGCACCTAAAATATAAATCAAAAGCATACCTCGACCAAATTAAGATACAACTTACCTTCCAGTATCATCCCCCTCATCGCATACTCTCTGAGGCTTAAATCGTATCCGAACGCTTGCATGTAAGACTTAATGCCATGCCCAACGAACGACCGGTCGTCATCGTCATACACACTTAGGTACACACGTTGTGTGCCTATAACGTCATCTCCTTTCACACTCATCGTTCCGAGGGAAGATGAGTAGATGGCTTCCCCATGCTCAAGGATGCCATCCATAAACTGTAACAAGTTATTACTTTCCATATTTAATTCAAATTTATATCATCAATTAATACATTCGTTCGTATCTTATCGTAGTGCTGAATCTCGAAATAGTTTATCCCTAAATCCAACATGTACAAATACAAATCGTTTCTTCTTTCCTCATCAGTAGTTCCCAATACGGGAACAACCCATGCTTCGGGCAGACCTATCGGTTGCACGAGAAATTGATAGTTCTCCATGATATGAAGTTACTACTTTTTCAACAATCTCTCTGCCGTCTGAACGTCAATCTTAACGCCATGGATCACCTTAGGTTGACCGAGGTTAACGACCTGTTGTAGTCGATCCCGCCCGTCCATGAAGTTAAGCCCTACTACCATGTTAAAAAGTATTGTTTGTCAAATTCATACCGTTCGCCCTCAAATGATGGGTCGTACACTAGATAGCCCACCCCGTCAATCATTACGGCAATGCATTCTTGAGTCATCATTACACACAAACGCTCGATAACCGATATTATTTGTTCGGTCGATAAGTCAGTGTGCCCGTAAGCTACGACCGTTGGCTCGACCGTATCCTCATAAATTCCGTCCTTTATAGCCCACTTGCTTAAGGAAAACTTGTTTTGAAATAATGTGCTTACTACACTGTCAGCACCCATCGTATTGTTATTCAATCCGATGTTAAAAATTACTTCTTTCATGTTACTTGTTTTTTATTGGTTAGTGGTGCGCTCGGTTTCGCTCCGATTAAGTTAGTCTACTAACACGCACCTATTCTGTCACCTTGCACTACGCTTATATAAATAGAATCGAACTATCACAAGGTATTGTCGTATCATTTTCAATGGTATATTGTCGAAACTGTTGAGAAAATATAGGTCAACAGTACCAAGGTCTTCCACCTCTAGAGCAAGCATGTAAGCAACTATTTTACGCCCTATCTTTTGTTTGTACCCTTTTGCATGTACCGTTAAGCAAAGAACTTCACAAAGGTTTGTAATAAGTTTTTTAATTTCCAAATTTTTTAACACTTTTTTTTCTTGTCGGTATCGTGCTTGAGTTTTTACTCCGCTTTTAATTACGCTGTGACTATTATAGTGTGTGTATTCAGACTTTCAAAACTTCCGTTCCTCGTTTGGAACAATACAAAGATACGTCAACAGAAATGACTTTTGCAAATTTTTAACATAAATTTAACAAATAAAATGCAAAATAATTTCTAACTTGTTGATAATCAGTAGCCATTCAAGGCAAAAAAAATTCAGTCAGATAGGACAACTTGTTAACATATCGTTAACTCTATTGATAGTCAGTTAGTTAACTCGTAATTCTATAGGTTGGGCTTGCGTTTGTCAGGTAGATGGAGCGAGGGGTGGGGCTATTCAACGTCTTCAAACGTCTGAAGGAACGCAACAACGGGCGGTCGGTCGGTTGGTTGGGCGGTTGTTTTAGGTTTAAACCTATTCACCTCGCCCAATCATTCGCCCCGACAATCGAACGAACGAGCGTATGTGTGTGCGTGCGTGTACGTGTAACGGGCGGACGTGCGGGCGTATGGGTGCGCGTGTGGGTGCGCGTGCATCCATGCCGGCAAAAAGCTGAAAAATCCGGAGCAAAATCCCAAAAAGCGCACCCCCCATGGCGAAAAAAAAGCGGTTTCCTGTCGCGTGCGCTCGCGTGAAAAGGGTATATAGCCCAATACCCCTGCACATCTAAATGTCGCAAAAATTGTCTAAATTTGCGACAAAAGGAAAGTTATGAAAAAAGTTATGACAAAGAAAGCTGCTAGCCCTACGAAGGCGCAGGTTAAGACTACGAAGGTACCTACTACCTATCCGAAGGCTAAGATGATGATGACTGGCAAGATTAAGCGTGCACAGAACAAGTAGTCATGAAGAAGGGCAAGATTACTCACTTTAAGATGGTCCAACCGAAGGCGAAGCCTCACAAGTTGGCTGGGGAGAACGTTATCTACTCTGGAGAGATTAAGTTGACTAACCCTCCGAAGCACAAGCCTGGGGGAAGGACTGTCAAGAAGACTGATCCTGACTCTAATCAGATGGAGCATCATCACTTCACGAAGGGTCCTGAGATTGCTGGTAAGAGGAACAAGGGTTACAAGCATCAGTTGAATCTGAAGTTAGGCTAGTAGGTTTATCGAAAGTTATTTGAACCTCATCTGCAAGGATGGGGTTTTTTTGTTTACATATTGGAATGAGTTATGGGGTAAAAAGTGCCACATATGTTTTACTGGGTTGTAAAAAAATATCCGGTTGTGATCGGATAATATTAAAAAGTCGTTAAGCTATGTTATAGAAATGTTAAGCTGACGATCGGACTGAATTATTATAGAAATGTTACGTAAATATGAATATCGCAAAATTCAACATTTTTAGTGCTGGTTTGTGCTGGTTTGTGCTGATGGAGTGCTGTATTTGTGCTGATAAAATTTTCTCTTAACTTATTGATTTCTAGTCTTTTATCTCTCTTTTTTTTATTTTAGTGCTGATAGTGCTGATAAAAAGTAAAATTGAAAATAAATATGAAAATACACCCATATATAATAGGGGTGTATTAAGATGAAAAAAGAAAAAAATAAAAAAAAAAAAAATTGGCAATTCAACAGCACACAGCACAAAAACGTCATAACTAACTGTCTATCTGACGTTTAGGCCCTAAAACCATCAGCACTGTATCAGCATTCAACAGCAATATCTTACAGGTCAAGCAGTTACGTTTTCCATCACCTTTTTGCTAAACATAGCAAAATGGCTTTTAAAAAATACCTTCGGTCAAAAAAAAAATAAATGGAAAATAAAATGGAAAATAAATCCACCCCATTGTCGGAATAAAAATCTTGTATTATTTTTGACTCATGACACCTTCAGAGAGAGTTAGATCATACGAGCGTTTTTTAGAGAGTCTGAACAGGGCGATCTGGACTGGTGACCTTCGAACGAGCGATCGATTGCTGAGACGTTTGACAGTCTTCTGCAAGATAGGACTCAAGGGACCGAGATTGTTTCGTGACGTGATGATTAAATACCTATCTGATGAGGTATAGGATTGACGAGCTGAGCAGCTACTGTGGTACTCTGGAGTTCTGGGAGGAAGACGGATCGTTCTACTGGTCAATCGAGGAGGGCGACCTCTTCGAGTTTGAGATACCGGCCTTCCTGTTTGAGGCATTAATGAGATATTATAACACGATATATGGGCAAGGTAATAATTGAGTTTGACTCCATCGAGGAGCAAAGGGAGATCGATGACGCAATGAACGGGTGGCGTTGGAAGGCTACGCTGCATGACTTGGACCAGGAGCTAAGGTCTGTAACCAAGCATGGCTTCTTGAACAACCGTCAGGCAACCAACATAGAGGTTGAGATATACGATCGTATCAGGGACATGATACGAGAGAAGATGGCAGATAACGATTTAGCAGGAAAGGATTTGATATGAAGTGGGATTTAGATTACAATAATGATGATTTTGAAGTAGTTGTAGACTCTAATTACAGAAGAGATTACTCTCACAAAGAAGAAAACTACAAATTGTACATACTAGAAGTAGTAATACCTCATGTAAAATATGAAAGGGAAATATATAATCTTGATTACTTAGGGCTTAGCGACATACAGGCAATGATTAAGTATGTTGATGGACAGATTAATAATGAGAAATGGGTATTTGATTTTTCAAAAAACTTCAATGAGTCATTTTTAAAAAGAATAAAAAGAAAGATAATACTTAAAAAACATATGGTGTTCTTCGATAATGTTAAAAAAATGATTAATGAGACAGCTAGTTTATAACGGGGTAAAGTGCCTTGAGTGCGGAGAGGTATTGGTATCGTACAGTGTTCACGACTACAAGACGTGCGGATGTTCGAACGGAACAATGATCGATGGTGGAAACGAGTACGGACGGTATGGAGGCATGTCGATGTCGAAGATCGAGAAGATTGACGTTTATGCGGACGATCCGTTTGATTTGGTTCGTGAGTATGCGTACAGAGGATCGAGAGGTAAGGACGGAAGACAGCCATTATCGTATATCGCAATACGAGATATGGACGACGACTACCTACAGGCAGTACTGGAGTACGGTGGTGCGGCCTGGCATCTGGACATTATCCGCAAGGAGATTGAGTATCGTAAGAACCTGAAGGGTTAGAACGTCCAGTTTATTTCTAAAAATACTGGACAAATTAATTTAGAATAAGTGTTAAAAATTGCCACATAAGTTGAATAGAAATGAAACAACAAACAGCAGTAGAGTTTTTAGTTGAGAGATTGGCAGAGAATGGGATCTTGCACAGTTCCGATATAGCTGAAGCTAAAGAAATAGATAAACAGAATGTATGCAAAGCTTATGTTTATGGTGCTGCATACGGTATAGATGTAGCAAATAATATAAAGCCAGAGATATACTACAGAGAAACATTTGAATCAAATGAACAAGAATAGAAGACGAAAGAACGAGATGTGCAAGCATATGATCAGGCAGTATAGATTAACGAAGAACTGGCTGGCATGCTGGGCATACGAGGGCAGTGCATTTAGACGATTAAATCCGGAGGAATGATAAACAAGGAATATGTCATATCTGAGGTCAGCTCATACATTGCGAGTATATGCGATAATGACAGAGAACTGGAGTCCTTTCAGACTGCCATTCAGTCGTACAGACAGTCCAAGGACTTCAACGAGTTCAGGTTTAATGTTGAGAAGGTGTATAACGGAGGATTTGTTGACTTTTTCAATCATTATGCCGAGCAGAGGGCTGCAATGTTGGCAGAAGTAGACAAGCACAGGTCAGAACTATGGCGTAACGCAGTAATTCAGTCTACCGCTGTGAAGCATAACGATCCAGTTGAGTATGCGAACAAGGTGCTCAGCGAGTACGATAAGTTGTTTATAAAATCATACTAAAGTGTGATTTTCATATTTTTTTCATAAAAAATAGTCAAAAGTGCATCATAATGCATGTTCTAATGTGATTTTTTGTGTATATTCGCATAAAAATTAAATAAAATGATAGTAAAAAAGTTATTATTCGACTCTGAAGGCCGGGAGAAATTGAAGACTGGCATTCGGACGATCTCCAAGGCAGTTGGATCGACGCTAGGACCGAAGGGAAATACGGTTCTCATGGAGTCAGAGCACCACATCGGTGGTATTACAGTAACAAAGGACGGTGTAACGGTAGCAAAGGGTATCAACCTGATTGATCCGGTTGAGAACTTGGCCGTACAGCTTGTCAGACAGGCTGCATCACAGACAGCTGTACAGGCTGGTGATGGAACGACAACATCGGTGGTACTAACAGAGGCAATTATCGATGGTGCTGAGGTGTACATCACAGATGATTGCAACAAAACTCAAGTCTTGAGGTATATTGGAGAGGTTGCAGACAAGATGGATGCGAACCTTGTGAAGATGTCTAAAGATGTGAGTGGAAAGAGACTGTTAGACGTTGCAACGATCTCTGCTAATAACGATCCAAAGCTTGGGAAGCTTATCGCTGACACCTACTCAGAGGTATCTCACGTAACTGTGGAGAACTCTAAGACAACGAAGACATATGCAGAGGTTGTTAAGGGTATCAAGGTTGATCGTGGGTTCAGCAGTCGCTTCTTTGTGAATGACGTTAAGAAGAACGAGTGCGTTCTGGACAACCCATGGGTGTTGATAACTAACAATGAGATCACTAACCTTGACAACATGGTGGCTATCTTACAGCCTATCGTTGAGCGTGGAGAGTCATTGCTTGTCATAGGACAGCTTAACCTGGCTACCATCGGTACGTTGAACAAGAACGTGTACGAGGGGCGCATCAAGGCATGCAACATCATACCTCCGAGCATGGGGTACCGTCAGGACGAGCTGATGACTGATTTGGCTATCGCTCTTGGAGGACACTTCTACTCCAGTGCAGCCGGTGATAACATCGCAACAGTTACAATGGCAGGACTGGGTCGTGCATCTAAGGTTATAGTTGGACAGGACAAGACTATCATTATACCGTTCTACGAGGAGAACGAGGACATTACAAAGCATTTGAACGACCTTAAGGATAGCATTGCTGACAAGACTGACGAGGATGACATAAACTTCACGAAGGAGCGAATTGCTAACATCTCTGGTGGTGTAGGAGTCATCTATGTTGGAGCGAACTCTGACATCGAGCAGAAGGAGCTGAAGGACAGAACGGATGACGCTGTGTTAGCTGTTAAGGCTGCCATTGAGGAGGGAGTCCTACCGGGTGGAGGCATTGCACTTATGAATAGCATGAGGGGATGCCCTATATCTGATGATGATGACTACAACGCAGCTGTATTTATTATGAACTATGCCATTGTTGAGCCATTCAAAAGAATTCTTGAGAATGCCGGAAAAGATGTCGTTGAGGTATCCGTTAATCTAACGGATAAGAAGATCGGTTATGACGTTAAGAACGATCGCTATGGCGATATGTTCAAGATGGGTGTTATCGATCCAACTAAGGTTACACGTACAGTTCTGAAGAACGCTGTATCTGTAGCAACAACTATCCTGAGTACAAACGCAATTATAACAAACGTTAGAGACTATGAGAGTACTAAGTAACTATGTATTAGTTAGTGAGTTAGTAGCGTCCGAAGTCCAGTCTATGACTGGACTCATCCTATCTAACAACGAGGCTGTAAACGCACGATACCAGGAAGGTATTGTTGTTATGCCCGGTGAGGCTGTTGACTGCATTAAAGAGGGCGATAAGGTTGTATACGATAAGGCTCAGGGCCATACTGTGACTATTGATGGTCAGACGTATCGGATGATTCTTCTTCGTGACGTTGCAATCGTTCTTTGATCTCCTCATTCATTTGTAGGATTTGTTTCTGATACACCGTATCCATGTACGGTGTATTTTTAGTGTTATTCATTATTGGGTTCCTGCGTGGGGATGTTGGCATAGGCTCTTCCCCACTCAGCATTTTATAGATGGCAGCGACCATCTTTTTTGCCTTGTAGGTTAGCTCGTATAGGTTCACCTCACCGATACCACGCTTGCGCCATACATGTATGAATCCATCACGTTGTAGGCGTTGGAATCGCTCCTTGTTCCACGACATAAGCTCCTGGTACTCCTTGAGCTGTGTTATGGTGAATAGGCCCTCTGAGTATAGGAAGAACATCATTTCGAGCTCAGCCTCCGTTAGTTCGTACTTCCTTTTGGCCCAGTACCGTATCACCCGGTAGTACTTCATGAAGTCGTGCTTAGGCATGGTCCTGAAATGCACTATCTCTCTCTTCTTCTTTGACTTCTTCTTTCTATTCCGAACGTAGCATCTCTTCTCTATAACCTTTGCTCCTCTTATTGTTGCCATATGCTAGCAAATATAGATTAAAATTATTACCTTTGCAAGTGATATGAGTATTTTTCCGAGACCCCTGAAGATGATCCAAGGGATCAAGAAGATAGTCCCGTTCTCGCAGACGGACTTGATTCCGACATTCAATCTTGGATCTGGAACGGCAGATAGTACGACCTATCTTCGTGGAGATGGGACTTGGCATACTATATCAAGTTCAGGCACTCAAGATTTACAAAGTGTAACAGATAATGGTAATATAACTACAAATTCAATTTATGTAGATATAGGGGGGGTTGGAACAGAAATAAATTATGGCTTCGTATCAGTTTATAATGGATTAAATTCAGCATATATAGGTTCAACAGGATTTGGAATTTCTCAAGGAACACCAGGACAATGGTCGGAAATTAGATCTGAAACTTTAACAGGCGCAGGAAGTAGAGTTTTTAATCTTCCTAATAAGTCAGCAGGAGCTTATACATTGGCTACAACAGATGATATTGGAGCAACAGATGTTAAAAAAGTAATGGCATATATAGCAGCATACTAGGATGTATTTAAACGCAACGACAGATAAATTAGAAATACTTCTCGCAGGATCTGCATCTACGCAGCTTCAGTGGAACGTCAGCTGGCAGGACATAACGTCAGCCGGTATGACTCTTCCTCAGACTGGTGGTGCTGGAAATACGAATAATACAACTGCTGTGACTATTGTTGCTGCACCTTCAGCAAGTACTACACGTCAGGTTACAAGCATTAACATATACAATGCAAATTCAGCAACAGCAACAGTTACGGTTCGTAAGGATGTAAGTGGTTCAAAGTATGTTCTTGTTAGTTATGCAGTTACATCTGGGGATACGCTAATGTGGTCTCGTGAGTATGGATGGAGGCTTCTATCTGTATCTGGTGGAGGTAGTAGTGGTGTAAGCCAGATAGTTGCAGGAACAAATGTAACCATAAGCCCTATTGGTGGGACCGGAGTTGTAACAATTAACTCTACTGGTGGAGGTGGAGGCACTGGAGGATATGAACAGACTTTTCTTTTAATGGGAGCATAAAATGGCAAAAACTACAATTTAAGTAAAAAGTTAGAAAAAAATGAACGTATATAAAATATTAGGGCAGTTAGCCACATCGGCAACAACGGAGACAGATCTATACACTGTACCATCATCAACATCTACAGTATGTAGCTCGATAGTTGTGTGTAATCGTGGTAGTGTTGCAACAACGTTCAGGGTATCTGTCTCAGCAGCTGGAGCAGCTACAGGTAATAAGGACTACATCTATTACGATGTTACTATTGCTGGAAACGATACGTTTGTAGCAACGGTAGGTGTAACATTAGCTACAACAGATGTTGTAAGGGCATATGCAGGTAATGCTAGTCTTAGTTTTCAAATTTACGGAACAGAAATATCATAATAATGGCACAAGGAAGTTCAGCATATAATTTATTCAGTAGTGAGGTTTCATTTGCAAATACTCCTAACATAGATGCATTTGGTAGACTTAGAGTTAGTAACCCATTTACTTTATTTGATTCAAGTCATAGATATGCAGATAATGGATTATGGTCAACAAGTACCGCAACAAGTGGAGCTGCTACATTTAATGCTGCTCAAGGATTAATAGATTTAGCTGTAACAGCAGCATCAGGTTCTGAGGTGGTTAGAGAAACCACTAAAGTATTTTCATATCAGCCTGGTAAAAGTCTTCTTGTTCTAAACACATTTGTAATGAATGCTGCTAAGACAGGACTTAGACAAAGAGTAGGTTATTATGGAGCAGCAAATGGATATTACCTACAACAAAATAACAGCACAGTAAGTTTTGTTGAAAGAACTTCTGTATCTGGTTCATTAGTAGAAAATATTATTAATCAATCAAGTTGGAATGTAGATAAATTAGATGGAACAGGTGCTAGTGGAGTCACACTTGATTTAACAAAGGCTCAGATCTTATTTATGGATTTAGAGTGGTTAGGAGTAGGAACAGTTAGAATGGGATTTGTTATAGATGGAAATTTTTATGTGTGTCATAAGTTTAATCATGCTAACTTAATTTCATCTACTTATATTACAACTGCTTCATTACCGCTTAGATATGAGATAACCAATACAAGTGCTACAAGTGGAGCTAGTACATTAAAACAAATATGTTCAACTGTTCTATCTGAAGGAGGGTATGAGCTTACAGGATTGCAACAAGCTATAGGTATCCCTGTTAATTCTCCAAGAACATTAGGAACTGCAGGAACATTCTATCCCATAGTGAGTTTACGTTTAAAGACAGCTAGATTAGATGGTATAGTTATTCTCACTGCTCTTTCTGCAATGCCAATTACTACAGGTAATTATAATTGGCAGGTGGTATCAACAGGTACCACTACAGGAGGAACTTGGACTAGTGCAGGAACAAATTCTTGTGTAGAATATAATATAACAGGAACTTCTTTCTCTACTACAGGTGGAAGAATACTTGCTAGTGGATTTTTTAATGCTACAAATCAGGGAGCAGGTCAAGTAGATATTTTAAAAGAAGCATTGTTTAAGTTTCAGTTGGAAAGAAATGGATTAACAGCAACACCTTATGAACTTACACTTATAATTGCTTCTGATAGTGCTAGTGATACAATTGTTGCATCATTAGATTGGGAAGAAATAAGTAGATAATAAAAACAAAAAATGGCACAGGGCAGTACTAAAGGAGTTCCTATTGATACAGATAATACACTATCTTTGGATAGTGATTTGGTAGTTCCTTCTCAGAAGGCTATTAAAGCTTATGTTGATAATAACTTTCAACCTAATAGCATGAGGAGGCATTACTATAATACGTCAACAAATGTTGACTACTTAGGATACGCACCACAAGGAAGCTCAACAAGCGCATCAGTATGGACTGTAACAGCTATAACTGTAGCGGCTGATGGAACTACAACGAAAACAAAAACAACAGGCACTACATGGCCTTATTAATAAATTAAGATATGGATAAAATATATAGATTTTCATTTGCAATTAACTATGATTGTTCAGGTTTAGACAATGGATATAATATTCATTGTGTAGTAATATTATTTGAAAATAATACTTCACAAGAAGTAGAATCATATACTGTATATAATTTAACTATTGAACAATGCATAGAAGAAGAAAATAAATTAATTAATAAATATTCAAATGGCATTATATAAACCAACAGGAGCAACACTAACAGTAAGTGGAACAACGTGGCAGGTTTCAATAGATGATGGAACTACTTGGACAACCACTCCAGCAACAGTTTCAGGAACATTATATCCACAATATCCAACTACATCAGATGATATATTTTTAAATGGAATATCATTATCAGTAGATATAAATCTTTCTGCAAATACAATAAGAAATACTACTACATATAATAAGGCAGGAGTAATGACTTCAGTTACTGGAGTAAGTGCAGGAGGTAAATTATCATTTAATACAACAGGAAGAACATTAACATTGGCATCTAATGGAAATGCAGATACTACAGGAGATGGTTCTAATTGTTTAGCAGGTTCTTCTTTATTAATGGATAACGCAGGAGCAACTACACCAGTAACATTAAACTTTAATAATGTAAGAGTAAAAGGTGGTGCTGGCGCAGCAAATTCACATGGGTTTTCTCAATCAGTTGCTCAAACTGTTACAATAAATGGTACTAATAATTGTAGATTTCAAGGTTCGGATTCAACAAGTGCATCGTTTGGTTATTCAATAACTGCTGCAACCGCTACTACATTTCAAGGGTTAGGATATATAGAATTTAGAGGTGGAAATGTTACATCTGCTTATGGTTTATTTGCCAATACAAACACTGCACATACTGTAACAATACATAATGATTCAGATGCATCAAAACAAATTAAATTTATGGGTGGCGGTGCTTCTAACTGTTATGGTTTTTGGCACGGAAATTCAAATTCAATGAATATAAGTATTGGGCAAATAAGTTCAGATGTTTTAAATGTAATAGTAGAAGCAGGAACAGGAGCAGGCTCAGGAATTGGAAACTCTGCGGCGGGAATATTGGTTAATAACACTGTTGGAACTTTTAATATTTCTTTAGGTGCTACATCAAATACAAATAATGTAATAAAGGCAACAGGAAATAATCCTGCAATTTATATTAGTTCATCAACATCTTTATCATTGCCAGTAAATGTATATAAAGGAACAATAGTAAGTACGGGTACAATGTTAGGTGTTGGTGGGATATTTAAGTTAAATGTAAATGACAACGATAATGTAAGACTTGTATTACCTAAGACAATTTCAGGAACAACAAATTTTTACACAAGTCAAACAACATCAGGATTAACTGCTGGAGATGTATGGTCATATTCAACAAGGGAGTTGACATCTGCTAAAAACATTACATCAGATGATACAACGATAAATTCTACTGCTATCAAAACATCAACCGACAGAATACCATTAAATCCTGCAAGCATTGAAAGTACAGGCGATCAGATAGCTGCATACAATACATAAAAATTAATTATCTTTGCATTATGAAAAAAATGATGACAGAAAAATCGACCGGAGAGAAGTACGCAAGCAAGGCCGCTATGATGAAACATGAGAAGTCAGAGTCAATGGCAGAGCGTAAGAAAGAGTACGGATCTATGAAAGGCGGTAAGAGAGACATGATGTTCTGCAAGACTGGCAAATGCTAAGAAAGACTGCAAAATATTATGCTGATAATCCAGAGGCTCGTAAGAAGCATGTGGAGTATCAGAAAAAGCTGAATAAAAAACCTTCTGAAGTTAAGCGAAGAGCTGAACTCAATAAGGCCAATCGTAAAGCCGGAACGTATGGAAACGGTGACGGAATGGACATGAGCCACACAAAGAAGGGAACAATTGTTAAAGAAAGAGCTTCGTCTAATAGAGCAAGACAGGGAGCTAACGGAAAAAGTACAAAAAAGTAAAAGATATGGAAACGCAAAAAACGTCCTACATTCCTACAGTAAATGGTGTCCCGGTTAAAGATTGGGATGGATTAGTTGATTTTATTTCAGATCCAATTGAATTCCCTTATTCAATTCCATGGTCATTACATGTTATATCAGAAGATGGTAGATATGATGTTTATCATTCAAACACTAATAATTTTAATGATGCTATTATA